CACAGCATGTGCAGCCCACGTCTTGCCTTATTTTAATGGTAATTAACCATTAATATAAGAATCAGACACCACCCAGAGCAGTAGCTCCTCATCAGAACTATTAATTCTGATATATTAAAGTGCTTAACTAGCTTCTATAATAGAAGGATAATTAAGCACTGGGATTAATATATCAGTTCCACTGTCGAATCTTTCGATTCGATGAAGTGTACATAGTCCGATGTAGAGTCCTGAAGCTCATTAGGATAAATGTTCAACCCTTGAGGATTGATTTGATGTAGCTTTCGCTCATCTAGATGATAGGGACGATTGTTCTCTACACAGGTATCAACCTGTGCAAAGACAAGATCTCTAACATCATCAATCTTTGAGATGTCGATCAAATATCCGAGCATCAGTGTTCTGGGGCTCCCATAGAAGACGAGATTTCGTCTTCCGTCGGTTGACGTATTCTCCAACAACCCTAGGGTTGATATGAGAGTATGCTCTGGTAAAGAATTCCAAGAGCGCGTCAAATCCGACTCTCTCAAGTCTCTGAGTTTGGTCATATGATTTCCAAACTCGGACTTCGTCCCTATGAAGGCGAGAATTCCATCTTTTCTTAAGATGACGTTCATCGCCTCCAGAATAGGACGAGAGACCTGAGAATCCAGCATCGTTTGGACCCACAATCCTGAGGTACTTTCGTACCTGAACAGGAAGTAAGTCTGAGACTGTACTTGATGCATGCCATAATCCTTTATTAAAGAGATTGTTGGATGTGTCTATTACAGCCTGACACGATGCCGGGCTGTCAGCGAGTAGTGTTTTAGGACGAGTAGGGGTAATGTCATATCCCCGATATCCGTCCGTACCGCAAGACTCTCTAAAGTGGCCGTTGACATAACTTTTGGTCATGTTAACTTTCAACTGTAAGAGATCCATTGCGCGCACAACTCGCTCATACCCGTATGTAGGGACGATAATATCGTCGCCGAACACACGGACCTTGGTCCGAAGTTCCCTTAGTTTTGTCCAAGTCACGCGTTCATAGAATAGGGTAGAACCTAAAGCTATGCACAACATGACCAGACTCATCACAGGGAACGTCGTGGCAGTACCTTGCGAGGCGAATTTCCGTAATGACAGGAAATCCGTATATCCGAGATTTTCATCTCGAATATACCTCGTTCGTGCGGCGTGCAGAGCAACCAGTAAGGACTTATTCGTCCTTAGTAGTCGTTCCACGGTCCAACACGAGAGCCGATCGCTTGCATCTGTCAAATCGATGGTTGCAAGCTCTCGGTCAAGGGATGCTTTCAAGACCATATCACCTGATTTCTGTTGATCCTTGAAGTCAATGAAGTCAGTACCGAAGTTCTGACGACATTGCACAAACAAGAATCTGAGCAGTAGTTGCTGACACCACTGATGTGAGTCAGGTTCTGCTGCAATAATCCTAGGACCTTTTGCGGTCTTTGGAACACAGATCAGGCGAGAGGCAGACTCATGTAGAGGCGGCCTCTCCATGTCGGAACCTACGGATTTCCCGCAGGACTCCCATGGAAATGTACCTTGTAGCTTGAGCGGCCAGTTAGGAAAGCATGATTTCTCATGCTGTTTTAACCGTTCCGCTACTGCCCCAGGGCCATGTTTGAAGCCAGTACCTTGACCTCTTTCGAAAAGCCAATCACTAAAAGTAATTGGATCGAAAGAATCAAAGCTACTGAAAACCAAATCCGCGACTTTTTGGATTTGGTTGAGGAGTCGAATGTCATCATTCCGTCCTCTAAGATCTTCGTCTCTATATTCTTTATGAAATAGAGACATAGGACCGAAGAAGTCTGAATAATGATGATCCACTGCCTGTACAAGATGCACAGACATATGATCATCAGGCAAACGACTATCCACACTCGGTGCCTCAACATCGAACAATTCCAGTTCTAGTTGCGATATTTCTTCGCCACTCGGACTAGGAAAAAGATCGAGATGATGCACATCGTGGCAACTATTGTCACGATTTCTGGGAGTTTGTACTGAGCTGCTAGGCTCAGCACGCACTCTTCGAGCGAGGAGAAGTTGATCGCATTCCCAGGTAAAACTAGGTTTGCGCAAACTTCGCTCGATGTCATGGTATTCTCCAATCTTCGCTGATATGCGATCGTCGGAGCACGCCACCTCTAACTTCTTGCCAATTGATAAAAATTGACGGAGAAAGAATAGAGAATTGACATCTACCTCATGCTTCAAACTGGAGTCTTTCTCAAAAACGCGCAACCACAGTCCCGAGAATAATCTCGGCACTTGGGTTTTGGAAGACACGACCTTAGATAAAGGTCCTTCCAACTCAAGGCGCCCACATGATAGACCCCTAAGTAATAGGGATTCTAGATGTGGAAGGTCAAGAGTGAACAACCCTTGACCCCTATTTTGAGAATAAAGGGTGAGCCTATCCAAATCTTTGGACAAACTTTCCTTTAGCTCCGGGTATGTCGAAATGGCATCTTTACAAATGCCTTTCGAGACATGGAGTAGTGCATTAACTTGGCTTTTCATCTGTTTTCCTTATTCTAGGAAGTTGCAGATCCAAGCCACAGCTCCTGCGACCGTACCTCTGAGTTACTAACTCAATTCTTTAGCGCGACTTACGTCGAGTAAAGAATTAAGACTCAGAGTTCATCAGTTTGTCGATATTTGCCGACGTGGTAAACGCCAGCAAACCGACCGCCGCATTACGAGGATCGACGAGGGTATCACCCCGTTGATTCTCGATGACTACGTACGACTTACGAATAGTCGAAAGCGTAGCCGGCGCCACTGGAAATACCGTCCAGATAAGTTCGACGTTGTGACGATCGATTGTCACACCTCGCTTCTTATCAGTGTACGATGAATTCCGAATGTTGAGGCGATGCTCTTCCGTAGCAGTCCGGAGAAGGTACTCTGACGAGTACTTATCCTGGTTGATACGAACGAGATTTTTCGCCACAGCGTTGATGGTTACGACCGCAGGATCTGCGAACATGGTACTACTCCTAATCTAGCTTGGCGGAATTGCCAAACTTATACTTATTGGCAACGTCGCCGCACGCTACGAGTATTAAAAGTTATGAGAACTTTTCATAACAAGTAGCGAGGCTAGAATGCCCATTTGCTCTCCCGAAAGTAACGGGAGTTGGACATCTAGAGCAACTGTACCAGGGTACCGTTCCTTACGCTCTTTGATAACAATACCAGGCTTAATAATCCTGATACCGTCATCATAAGTGTGAGTAACAGACTCTGACGTGGTGGTCCTCATGATAGTTAAACTACCAAGAGTACATGGAACAGTATTACGGGTCAACTCTAAAAGGTTGCCAATATTACTGTACCAGTCTACGAGCCAAGACCAGGGCATAGCTTCCCAATAACCCGAGAAGCTAAACTCCATGCCAAAATAGGCACGCTTGGCCATAGCCACCATCTCATCCTGAGCGATATTCTTAAAGTCGACGGTAGGTAACCACCTAGCGTGACCCCGAATAACGCGATGACCAATTGTCTCGAAGCTATCTGTGAAGAAAGCTCCGGCACTCTGCAGGACAATATTATTGTTTGCCTGAGAGTTTGACAATTTGTCCAGGGTGACAGTTTTCCGATAGCCTCCAGAGTCTCTGAACCGTTGTAGGACCTTAAGGCGCTTATTCACGCCTTCGGCCCAATTAATGGTTCTGAGGATGTCCTTCAATAATGGTTTAAGACCAAATTGAAGGCGCAACGTCTCACTCGCAAACGCAGTCATAAGGGTGTTACCCCTATGAATGAGTGCTCGTGGGATGTCTCCGGCCTCTCCGCAATTCTGAACCACGTCAACTGACGGATGGTTTGGAGAAGTGCGAGAGAGAGTCTCTGCCGAATATGTGGCAGTGGACTTTTCATTCGGATAAGAAGTGATGAGAGGGAAGACTGGCCGTCCACTAAAAGTGAACGCGTCAGCAACATAGTTATCGAAGTAGGCAGAAAAGAAACTGCCTCCATCTTTAATCTTGTTATCAATCTGACCGCCTGAAAGGCGATCGTGATCGACCTGAAAAGGCAAGTTGTCACCCAACCCTTTACCGGGTTGGTCTTGACAAGTTGAACTTTCAGACACGACACCATTCTTCCCAAACGTAGAACCAAATCTGGCCCAAGTACCATTAGTATGGATACTTTGGTTATTTCTAGTTCTAGTCATCACTAATGCTCCAGACAGAGGAAAGACTTCTCCGAGATTTCAATTTATTTTCCCGGATAGGTCAGTGAGGAGGGAGAGATCCC